AAGAGCGGCTTCAATAAGTGTCAAATCAAAATCATCCGCTGTTTGGGTATGGTTTCGATTGGCATTTGCGTAGGAAAACTCTGTGCATGGCGGTGACGCCCAAATTACCAACTTGTCGCAATTAAGATGACATCCATTCGGGAATTGAGTTTCGATCATTCGGATCACTTCTTCAGTGTCAGAGATGTCTAAGATCTGTAATCCTCGATTATGATGGAGAAGTTCGATGTTGTTGTCGATCTTGATGGTTCGCCAATCGGTGGCAGCTTCAAACGCTTGAGATGCCCCACCCAATCCGCTAAACAAATCGATGAATACCTTCACTGGATCTCCTCCTCAATGCGACAAGCGAGTAATTCTCTACCTTGAGCAGGTAGATTTCTTTGTCTCAAGTCTTTACAGACATCTTTCATTAGCAATTTTAGGTATCTGATCTGTGCTCTAAGAGCCACTGTCAGCATCTCGTTATCGACTTGGTAGGCATCGATACACATGCCAATCTTCTCTGACACTGAATCCCCTACAATCTGTTCAATCTTTGCGTTTCTGTCCTCGTTAATCCATATGGTCTTTTGTCGCCCCATGCAATAATCCACATAGTAGGTAGGTATGAATGTTGCCAAAAAAATCGAATCCGTGAAACGGATTTTAGATCCCTCCCTGTTCGGTAGTGGTGTGTTGTCGCTCGCGGCTTATCAGCCCCGATAACCTGCGAGCATTAGACAAGGCGAGCCGCTTCGCGAGTATAAGGAGATCGGCCTTTTTGTCCGAATAAAGAAGATTGAAGTGATGTATAGGTGCTCACATGTTTGCTTTATGTGTCAGAGATCGGTGGACGTGTCATGGCCAAAGGCACACGCGATTTAATTTTGAGAGACCGACTACAATTTGACACCGATGCAAACGGCGATGTTGCACTCGTTTATGGGCGAGTCGATATGTCCGCTTTCGTTAACATTGTCAAGCGAGAAGGATTTGCTGTCAAAGAAGTTCGATTCATGGTTCGTGATCCATCATCAGTTCAAACAGGAACACTAAACCCACTCCTTTCAACCGGTGGAGAATCATTCTCTTCATTGAAGATCTTCGCAACAACTACCGCTTATGAGAACGCTCAAGATGTTGGTATTGCATCTCCCGATGTAATCAGCGTGTTCGAATTAACGACCTGCCGTGATAACGCTGGGGCGGCTGAAGAAAACTTTGAGAATAACTGGGTGCTTTTCGGAACGCCCGATCTACATCCTCAGGGTTACAATGTAGTGTCTGATTTGCTTATTGGCGTGGCAGCCAATGATTGTAACCAATACAGCAGTGTTACTCTTGAAATCGATATCATGATTATTGGCGAACCTGTCAAACTTAACGAAGCCGATATGACCGAAATGCTTACGCAACAACAAGACCTTTGAGGTGTAATCGTTGCCTAAAGATGCTGAGGGGAATTATTATTCTCGTAGGATTGATCTTACTGATCCCGAAGAAGTGGTGGAGAGAATTATCAGTGCCAGACAAGGAGCGAGAATCGGGGCGAAAGCCGGTGCTATTGTCCCTCTTGGAGGGCAGGCCGTTGGCGCGACTCTTGGGGCTATTGGTGGTTTCATACTTGGCGATCAAACAACCGTATTTCCTATTGATATGATTGCGATCCCTGCCTATCAAGCATACATGCTTAACGGCACTCCGGCATTTCAGATCTACATCAAAGAGGGCGAAGTTCTGACACAAGTCCAAATGACTGATGCTCAAGAAACAAGTTCTATGATCCAATCCACACCTAGCACGGATTCGAACACCAAACGAAAGCGTAAGAAAGGCGCAGGTTTGCCAAAGAAATATGCAAAAATGGGTTTCAAAAAAGGTTGGGCTGAATACAACAAGACACCTGCTCGCAAAAAGAAGATCGCCGCGAAGAAGAAACAAGAACGTTCACGGAGGAAAAAGAAATGACCTTGACAGAGATCCGAGAGACGATCGAGCAGGATCGCGTAGAATTAGACGCAAATGGATTCGGGATCGTGCAAAAACAGATCACACTACCTGCCAATCAACTTCATCAAGTTCTCAAAGTGGACTTTTTTCAAGATACTTTGCCGGATTATCAAGGGGCAACTCCGCTTTTCATCGAATTGATGGTTACTCCATATCCTGTGATCTACAGTGACATGAAGTTTAGCACACCACTCGCATATGGATCAAGAGGGCCAATGGCTGGGTCAGATACTTTGTTGTTCAAAACTACGATCGGCCCATACGAAGCACCACTGAATCAATTCCCTTCTTTCCGTCAATTCCCCAACGAAAGTGTGGGTGCGACGCCAACATTTTCATTCTATACTCCGTATGTCTATGTCACGGCGTTCCTACATGGTCAAGACGCAACAACTCCGGTCGATGGACTGGGGATCTCGTTTTACATGGCGATCGAATCGAAGAAAGCAAACCTCACTTCTTACGGATTAGGAGTCATGCGAGAGCGATCGGTTGCTCAAGGGATCTCGTTGATGAATCAAGGCCGAACAATTCCTCCATCTCGAAATGTCGGACAAGTGTTCCCGATGTGGAAATACGGTGGCATCCGATCAGAAAGAATGTTGCGAGGAAATGCAATCGCTGATTTCTTTTTGCCATACACTCCAAATGAAACTGAAGCCATGTCATCAACGACCAATCTGCGAACCTTTGTCAAAGCGGCTCGCCAAATGCAAGGTTTCGATCAAGCATTTGGTAGTCTTGATGCGGCGAAAGGACAAGTGCCTGATTGGGTGCGTTTTAATTTGAGTCGAGGATTAGTCGCTGGGCCGATCCGACCTCAATTACCTCCGCTAAAGTTTGCTGATAATGGCAACACTCTCATGTTTGCGTGAAACCGGAACGAATTCGTACGGAATCCGGCGAAAAACTCCCTGGGGCTTTGTCATAATTCGGCATGTTTCTCCAAAAACTGCTGATCTCAAGATTATTCTTCTTGATCGGTGTCAGAGATCCAGTCTTTCAATGATGTTTGACATTCAAGAGATGCCAAAAGTCCACTGGATATTCCTTCGGGGATCTTTGCGCGGTAATTAGGTCGAAGAGATCGTGATCCTTTTGCGTCTAATTTTCGATGTAGCCATGAATCCCGTGCTCGAATACCGATCAAAGGAAAATCTCCCCACATGACAATTGATCCGATCGATTGAGTTGGCATCATGTTGAACTCGGAATCCATGATCGGAACAAGTCCGTGAACGTTTTCGATGATCCAGTGATCCGGCTGAAAATGGTCTATGATCTGAAGAGCGGCTTCAATAAGTGTCAAATCAAAATCATCCGCTGTTTGGGTATGGTTTCGATTGGCATTTGCGTAGGAAAACTCTGTGCATGGCGGTGACGCCCAAATTACCAACTTGTCGCAATTAAGATGACATCCATTCGGGAA